AAATAAAGGTGCTTGCTTAGGAGAGCTTAGTGGTGTGTATTGGGTTTCTGGTGGTTTTTATAATGAACCAGAAGATATTATACAAGTTAGTTCTGATAATTATCTTGTAGTCCCAAGTGCAAATAGAATAGATTTTAATGATTTTGCTGCTATAAAGGAAGAATAATGGCATATTTAACTCCAGTTACTACTGTAAACAATTTAGATGACTTCATAGATGGTTTTGTAGGTTATGGTGTATCACAAGGTGTATTTACAGATGAAGGTATATCTAATGGAATAAGACGTGTATCTAAAGGTGGAATATATTGGAATTTTAGATCTGGATCATATACATTTAACAGTGCTACTATATATTATGTAGAGGGTAGGATGACTTATGCATTGCCTACTGATAGCTCTACTTTTCTTTCTGTAGCAGGTCAACATTATACAACAAGGATGATGGTATGGGGGTACAATGGACCGTACACTGCATATTATTCTTTTAATCATAATGATTGTATTCATAGTGTTTTAGAAGTTTTGCCAAATGTCTTTGCTCATTTATCATACGGAGTTATAGATAAATTTGGGTCAGGTTCATGGACTGGAGGAGAATATATAACTGCCTCTGGATGTGCTGTGTATAATGAGGGATATGGATATTATTATGATTATCAACATAATGCTTTTCCTTTTGATGGTGGATATGGTGATAGATTTGGTGATTACTCAGGTTCATATCCAGGATATGTAAGAAGGTCTATAGGGGGATCAGATTATACTGATTTTGCAATTATAGGGAGAACAGTAGTAGATAATCAGAGATGCAGGATGATGACAAGAGGTGGTATTTTTCAAAACTTAGTTGAGAATTTTTCTCCTAATGAATTTAATATGAGATCTGCTATATTTCCTTGTTATGTGAGATTTTATGATTCATCTGACACAAGAGATTACTTTGGAGGAGAAATACCTGGAGTTGGGTATTTAAATAATAAAGAAATATCATCTAAAGCAATAGTCGATACAAATTGGCAAGTTTTTCCTATTGTTGCTAAAAATACAACAGATAAATTTTCATATCCATCATCAGGGGATGAAGCATTAGCATATTTAAGGGCATAATAAGGTGAGACATTATGGCTACTAAAACTGGTGTAATACCTACAAATTTACCGGATAGTGTAACTTCGAATCTTGCTAATTCTTGGGTTACAGATGGTATTTCTTTTTCTAATATATATGATGGTTATTATATAAGTACCTCAGTAGAAGGAGCTGATAAAACAAAAGCAGGTATAATACCACCTATAACAACTACCGAAACAGGTGTTGTTGCATCAGCTTATTCCGATATATTTTATTATAAAATTTTAGTAGAACCAGTTTTAATAGATGCAGGTAGCATAATAACTACAACAACATATGAAATAAATATATTTAATGGATATTTTGAAGAAAAAGAAATAATAGATATCACAGAAAATGAAGTTGAGGGTATTGATTTAACTGCACTAAGCTTCCCATATACATTAGGGCCATTGGTATCATTATCACTGACAGTTACTATATTGCCAGAAGGTCCACCAAGTATAAATGCCTCTTATGATTTTGATTTTACAGGTGCAGATGATGATATAAGTGTCGATGTTATAGGAAGTAGATTAATTATCTTGTACTATCAATACAGAAATAACCTAACTGAACAATTATCTTGGTTGACTAATATATTAAGATCAATAAATGGAACTAATCAAAGAATAAGATTAAGAAATGCTCCGAGGAGACAATTATCATTAGAGGCTTATATTCCTAAATCAGAAATAATTAGAATAAATAATAATCTATATGGACAAAGGGATAGGGATTGGGGGATACCTTTATTTCAAGAACAAAGAGCTATTACATCCATAGTAACATCAGGTGATTCAAGTATAAATGTCAGCACTGAATATGGTAATTTTATTGAAGATGGGTTAGGTATAATTTATGAGAATATAAGTAATTACGAAGTGTTTGTAATAGATTCTTTTACAACATCAAGTATAAGTACCAATTCACCTTTACAGAATAATTACACTATATCATCTAAAGTTTGCCCTGTTGAAGTTTCAAGACTTATTTCAAGCCCTAAAAGAAGTATAACAGGATGTAATTCTGTATTATCTGCTAAGTTTGAATCATTAAATAATTATGATAACCCAGAAGGTGAACAATCACCAACACAGTATAATAGTATAGATGTCCTTTTAGATAAAGAAGTTTTTAATATCTATACTGTTACAAAAAATATTGATGATACTTATGACAAAAATATTAATGTAATAGATTTTAATACTGGAAAAATAGATTACTTCTCATATAATAATTATGTTGAAATAACTAAAAATATAAGATTCTTTTTGGATTCATTAGAAGATATTTGGAATTTTAGAATATGGCTACATAGAAGAGCAGGTAAATTAAGACCTTTTTGGTTTCCATCTTATGAGAAAGATTTTAGATTAGTTTCAGAAGGAGCATTAGGTAATACTGTAGAATTTATAAATGATAATTACCAGAGTCAAGCAAGTTTAAGGGATCATGTTATTGTATTTAAAACAGATGGAAATTACTTATTCAGAAGTATAACTGACTCAGAACTAACTATTGCAGGAACTACTGGAATAACTTTTGATTCGTCACTTGGAATTAATGATACAGATGTTGAAAAGATATGTTATCTTGGTAAATATATTTTGAATTCTGATGATGTTGAATTTAAATATTTTCAAAATAATAAAATGATTTGCGATTTAAGTATTAGAGAGATAGAACCATGACATATTTAGCACAGGAACTTAGTGAATACGGCGCACAGCCGATAGAATTATATGAATTTACATATGGTTCGTATACCTATAGATATACATCATCTGACCAGAATATTACATATAATTTAAATGAGTATGAAGCTGTACCTATAAAGAGAGATAATATAGAGAGAAATCAAGATATTGATAGAATAAATTTAAATATACAAATATCTAAAGAGATCGATATAACAGATTTGTTTATAGCTGCACCTCCAAGCACAATTATGAATGTAACATTAAGAAGACTTCATTATACTGATTCATCAGAAGAAGCTGTTATACTATGGGTAGGAAGAATAGTTAATATAAAATATAATGAAGGTTATGTCGATTTTAGGTGCGAATCAATCCAGACATCTATAAAAAGACCTGCACTAAGAAGATTTTATCAGTCTAATTGCCCTCATATTTTATATGGTGATGATTGCACTCTTGATTCTGATACTTACAAAGTTACATGTACAGTTGATTCTTATTCAGGTATAGAGATAGTTTCATCTACATTTAGTACGTATGATGATGGTTATTTTAAAGGTGGTTATGTTTCATTTTATAATACATATTTCTATGAAACAAGATTCATAATTGATCATACTGGTGATATAATTACAATTAATCTGCAATGGCCTAATTTATCAAGTAGTGATAGTATAGATGTTTATCCTGGATGTGATCATACATTAAGCACTTGTGAAAATAAATTCAACAATCTTAATAACTACGGTGGATTTCCTTATCACCCTGATTTAAACCCATTCGGAACAACATTAATAATGTAGATAATAGGAGGTAATATGTGGGGTTATGTTATTGTATTAGCAATTAGTGTAGTTTTAAGTATTGCACTTCAACCTACTGTACCACAAACAAGTTCTACGGATACAGAAGTAAAAGCTCCTGTTGCTGAAGTTGGAATACCAATACCAGTTGTTTTTGGTACTGTACTGTTACAAAGCCCTAACGTTGTTTGGTACGGTAATATAGAGTACATGTATTCTTCTAGTTCTTCAGGCAAATAATTCTTATAAAGTGTTGACTATGAAAATAAAATTAGAACATGCAAGAGCATTAAAATACTGCACTAAAGGCATAAAAGAATTTTTTAAAAAGTATAACTTAGATTTCAATGATTTCTTAGTAAATGGTATAGACGAAGAAATTCTATGTAAATTTAATAATAAACTTGCAGACAAGGTAATACAAAAAGCTAAACAAGATAGTAATGACGTAGATAACAATATTACTATAAAGGAGTAAGTAATGGGTGGAGGTAAAGGTGGTGGTGCAGAATATACAAAATACTTCTTAAGTATGCATTTAGCATTATGTCATGGCCCTGTGGATTCTGTTAAAGAAATATTAGTAGATGAAAAAACAGTTTATGATACCGAAATAACAGAATCAGATACTGTATATATAGATAAACCTGATTTGTTTGGTGGAGTAGAAAAACAAGGTGGTGTTAGAGGTTATTTAGATGTATTAATGGGGGAATCAACACAAGCAGTAAACACTCATCTTCAATCATCAATAGATGGTAATATCCCTGCATTTAGAGGAGTTCTTTCTTTTGTTTTAAAGAATATGTATTTAGCAGCTAATAATCCATATTTAAAATATTGGGCTGCTAAAGTAAAAAGAATTCCAGAAAGTTCTTGGGAGAGTTCTTATGCTGATATCAATGGTGGAGCTAACGCTGCTCACATAATAAGAGAGGCTTTAACAAATTCAAGTTGGGGTTTAGGTTATAGTACTACTTATATTGATGATACTTCATTTAGTGACTTTGCTGAAAGTTTATATAATGAGTCCATTGGGTTATCTCTTGTATTATCAGAACAAACTACAATAGAAGAATTTATAACAGAAGTACTTTCACATGTAAATGGAATTATATATGTAGATAAAGAAAGTGCTAAGTTTGTAATAAAACTTATAAGAGATGATTATGATTCTGAATCTTTAGATGTCTATAATGAAGATAATATTATCAGCCTTAATTCTTTTGAAAGACCACAATATTCAGGCAATGTTAATGAACTTATCATAAAGTATAAACCTCAAGGGACTAATGATTATAAATCATTGACAATACAAAATACTGCTTCTGTACAATCACAAGGAGGTGTAGTATCACAAACTATAGAATACCCCGGAATTGATAATTATGATGTAGCTACTATAATAGCACAAAGAGATATTAAGCAATATACAACCCCTTTAGCAAAAATTAATATAACAGTTAATAGATATGGATGGGATATTAATCCTGGTGATGTATTTAAGTTCTCTTGGGATGAATTAAGTATCAGCGAAATGATATGCAGAGTTGTTAATATTAATATAGGAGATTTGGAATCAGGAGAAATAATAGTAGACGCTATTGAAGATATATTTTCATTGCCTGATACATCTTATTTAACAGAGCAACCTCCTTTGTGGGAAAATCCCCTTGGGGATGCTGAAGCTGTAACTTATCAAAGAGCTGAAGAAGCTACATACTGGGATTTATTTTTAAATTTACCTGATCATATAACTGAATCTTTCGACAATAATTCATCGTTTTATAAATTATTAGCTCAAAAACCTGATATAGCGACACCTAATTATGAATTAATTACTAAATATACTTCTGATTCAGAATATACTGATCAAAATT